ACTGCATTCTCGCCACCCCGAGGTCACCGTTGATGTGAACACGAAGGGCGTCGCACGCGCCAAGGAGCAGATGCGCGACCTTGACGGCAAGACCCTCACCAACGTGGTGAAGATCGACGGCGACCCGTCCGGCTTGCGTGCCATCGACAAGGCCATGCAGGCCCAGCGGAAGCAGTGGGAGAAGAAGCCGATCACCAGCAGGTTCGACTTGGACGATACGTCGTTCAATGAGAAGATTCACCGGCTTTCCAACCAGATCAAGCGGACCGCCGGCCAGACGGAGGCGTTCGTCAAGAAGTCGCAGAAATCCGTGGCCGACAGTCTTCAGGACAGTCTCTCCCGCATGCGTTCGGCACGCGCCTTCTACGACAAGGAGGCCACGGCCGCATCCCGCAGGCAGACCATGCTCATCAAGGACGAGCACGCCGCCTACGACATGTACGCGGAGGCCATCGAGAACGGGCGCAAACGTCAGGAGCAGTTGACCCGCAGCCAAGCCGATGTCAGTAAGACCCTTGACTGGTCCATCAAGAAGATGAAGGAGCTGCGCGAGGCCGGGAACATCGACACCGCGAACTGGTACAAGAACAGTCGCATCCCCGAGCTGCGCGAACAGCTCAAGGGCCTGAAAGCCGACCTGAAGGCGGTAGGCAAGGAGATAGCGGAGAACAAGAAGGCGCAGGACAAGCTCTTCTCCGCTGATTTCGACAACAAGGTAGCGGCACAGCAGCGTCTTATCGACTCCAACACCAAGAAGTGGGAGAAGGCGACCGACGCCATCTCCAAGTATTCGGACGCCGAGCTCATGCGCAAGGCGCGGCTCAAAGACTTCAACCGTGAGAACGACCGGCTGTTCTCCGGCCTGAACAAGATTCTCGACCTTGAGGAGAAGTCCGAGAAGCTGAACCGCAGGCAGCTCCAGCAGCTGTCGAAGCTCACGGCCGGCCAGAAGGCGTTGGCCGAGGTGTTCGAAGACACGGGAACCAGCGTCAAACGCCTCAACGCGGTACAGAACGATTCGCGCCGCACGATGGACAAGCAGCGCAAGACCGCCCGCGAACTGACCAGCCTGTTCGACGAGCAGGAGACCCAGATCAACGCGCTTTCCGCCGCGTTCCAGAAGTTCAAGCCCATGGGCATCGACAAGAACCTCGGCAAGGAGCTCAACAATACCTTCGACCAGCTGAAGAAGCTGCGCGACTTCGCATCCCGCAAGCCGATCACCGCCAAAGCCACATTGGATAAGACCCAATGGGACAAAAAATACGCGGAACTGATGTATGACGCGGAGAAGCTGCGCGCCAAACTCGACCGGGAGCATGAGGTCAACGTCCGCGTCAAGGTGTGGGAGGACAACGCCGACAAGCTCGAAGCCCGGTTGGAGAAGCTGCGTCATACGCGCCTCGACATTCCCGTGGACTGGCAGGTCGATCAGGAACGAATCATCGCGTCGATGCGTGAGACCGCCGCCAAGATCAAAGCCAATCCCGAACGTCGTTGGGAGCTTGAAGCCGACCTCGACCTGCAAATGCATCGCGCCGAGGAGAAGCTGAAGAAATTCGAGGACAAGAACGACGAGCTGAAGATGGATTTGGACTTGGAGACCGCGTTGGCCCGAGCCCATCTCGCCTACTTCACCCGCCCCCGCACCATCGACATCTTCGCTAATTTCAAGGGCACTGACCTTGGCAAGATTTTCTCCGGCATGACCAGTGGTGCGACCGGTTTGAAGGGCGTGCAGAACCAGTTCGACAGTCTTGTGAACCTGTTCGACAAGCTCGACAAGGTGGTTCCCAAGTGGTCGATTCTCGGTGCCGGCGTCACCGCGTTGGGTGCCGGACTCCTGAACCTGGGACGCACTGCGGGCGGTGTCGGCGTCAGCCTCGTGTCCATGAGCAAGGCCGCGTTGGCCGCTCCCGCCGCGTTGGCTGGTCTGGCGTCCGCAGGCTACGTGGGCTACCGGGTGTTCGGTGATTTGAAGGAAAAGTTCGATGTTACCAAGACCTCGCTGGCGAACCTGAACAAGGAGTTGGGCGACAACGCTTGGAACGAGTACGGGGATAACCTGTACCGTCTCGCCAACGACGTGGCCCCCTCACTGTCCAAGGGTTTGAATGGTATCGCCGTCGAGGAAGGCAAGGTGCTCAACGGGCTTATCGACGTGGTGCGCCAGTCGAACGAGGCCGACCAACTACCGCGTATCTTCGAGAACACTCGTCTCGCGGTGTCCGAACTGAACCCGGGCTTGCAGTCACTGGCCCGCGCGTTCCTCGGCTTGGGCGACCAGTCCAGCCAGTATCTGCCCCGCATGGCCTCCTACATTTCCGACGTGGCCGAGAAGTGGGCGAACTGGGTGGATACCGCCGAACGTACCGGTCAAGTCTCTAAGGCGATGGAAAAGGCCATCGAACAGGGCGGCTATCTGAAATCGTCCGTGTTCGACCTGATAGGCGTGTTTGAGGGCACGTTGGGTACTCTGGCGAAGACCGAGAACGGTATCCAAGGTTTTTCCGAGGCTTTGGAGAAAGCCAACAAGGCCGTTCACACCATCAAGTTCCAAGAGACTTTGGAGGCTTGGAGCGCTGGTGCGCAGGACGCGCAGGACAAGATGCGCAACGCTTTCAAGGATATTGGCGACGCCGCGTACTCGTTGAAGGACACCACTCGCGCGGTGTTCGGTGACGCGGGCCAGATCGTAGGCGAGGGCATCACTGGGTTGAGTCGCGTGTTGCAGCAGTCCGGTGGTGGAATCCGCGATTTCAGTTCCGGTGTCCGCGACGGGTTCAGCCAGGTGTTTGACGCGGTGGGTGACGCGGGCCCCATGTTCTCCGATTTGGCGAGCATGGTGGGCCAGTTGTCGCGCACGTTCGGCGGCACGTTCGCGTCCGCTTTGCGTACCGTGAGCCCGCTTATCAGCACCATCGCCAAGGGTGCCACCGGCGTGGCCCAAGCGTTCGACTCGTTGCCGGGGCCGGTGAAAAGCATCATCACATTGTGGGCCACGTTCGGTCGTGCGGGCAAGACGGCGTTCGAGTCGTTGAAGACCGGCATGTTGCAGAACATCCAGTCCACGATGCGATACCAGAAGATGCTCAGCGAACTGGGTTTGAGCGCCGAACAGGCGTCCGTGAAAATGGGCACCCTGATTAAGGCGATGAACCAGTTGCGTTCCGGCAATTATGCGGGTATTCTGTCCGGTGCCATCAGCGAGGTCAATTCCCTCGGCATGGCGGCGGAAGCTAACTCGAAGAAGCTGCTCCTTCCGGGGAACGCTGCCAAGGAGACTTCCAAGGACATGGGCGGCTTGGTCGGTGCGAACGGTCAGGCCATCGCCTCCATCCGTTCGGCCGGGGAGCAGGCCGAACAGCAGTCCGGCAGGTTCGGTTCGTTGAAGACCGGCGTGAAGAACCTGTGGGATGCGTTCGGCGGCTGGACGACGGTTGCCGGTCTGGGAATCAGCGCGGGCATCGCCGTCATCGGCAATGCGATATCCGACTACACGACGAAGGCGGAAGCATCCAAGCAGGCGATGGACAAGGTCATCGACGGCATGAAGGGCATCAAGTCCAACGCCAAGGAGGCGGCGGACGCGTTCAACGATTTCAAGTCGGAGACCACGAAACAGTGGGATGACCCGTCGCTCCTGTTCGGCAAGGACGGTGGCGGCGCGGTCACTGAATGGCTCGTCAAGGTCAGCGGCGGCTACACGTCCGCAGCCGACGCGGCCAAACGTCTGGGCATCAATACCAGTACGCTGACCGATGCGGTCAGCGGCAACGAGGCCGGCTACAAGAAGCTCGTCAAACAGTTGGAGGCGCAAAGCAAGGAGACATACAAGGCCAGCGACCAGTACGGCATGATGGTCGAGAAGCAGACCGATGCCGCCATCGCCGCCGACACGCTGTTGCAGGCGTTGAAGAAGCAGCACAAGGAAGGCTTGGAGAAATCCGTCAAGGAGCAGATGAAATATCTGCGTTCCCTCGAACAGCTCTCCGATTCCTCCTCCGCGCTGTCCGACAAGCTCAGCTCGCTCGCCACGACGGTCAAGGCGAACGGTCAGGCGTTCAAGGAAAACGGCGAACTGGCTGACGCCAACAACGCCGCCTATGTGCGCACCGACAAGGCGATGAAGGATGTGGCCGCTACCGCGTTGCTGTCCGCCCATCAGCTTCTCTCCTATGGTGAGAAGAACGGTCAGGTGGAGGAGTACACGCAGAAGGCCGCAAACTCCATTTATGAGGCGCGTGAGGCCATCGTGCAGCAGGCTCAGGCCGCTGGCATGAGTGAGGAAGCTGCTGAAAGGTACGCTGATTCGCTTGGTCTGATTCCCTCTGATGTGGGTACCACGATCACCGCTCATTCGGAAATCGCCCAAGATGCGGTGGATAAGCTCGTGCAGGGCATATCCGGTCTGACCGATGGTGAGAAAGAGATCGTTATCCGGCTACGTGAAGCTGGAGTGGTCACCACGTTGGACGGTGTTCTCAGTCTTGTTGAGCAGCTGATGAAAGGCGACTTGTCCGAGAGGGACCTCACATTGCTGTTGAACGCGGAGGGCAATGCTCGCTGGGAGACAGGCGAGGTCAAGGAGAATCTTCTTGCTCTCGGCATGTCCAAGAAAGCCTACAAGTGGCTGTTCTCAGGTGAGGGCAACGCTGAGGAGCGCATGCAGAAGGTCAGGGACGAGCTCGGCTATCTGAACCTGACCGACGAGCAGATACAGTGGATTCTCGACTGTATCGACCACGCTTCCGGCAAGATAAAGGACGTGGAGAAGAATAAGGTTCCCGCCGCCAAGGGCGTCAGCTTCAACATCGACGCCGACGATGATGACGCTCAGGTGAAACTCGCCTCCTATAGGGAGTCCGATGGTGAAAAGCTCGCTGAGAATAATATTCTCGTCAGCGCCGTCGATAACACCAGCGAGGGCACCGAGTCCGCTAAGGCGAACGTGTTCAGTGTTCCCCATGAATGGTGGTCGTGGCTGTTCGGACTTGATGGCACCAGTGGCCCATCCGGTATCGCGAAGAACGCCGTTGAGAGCATTCCTCAGCAGTGGCAGTCTATATTGACTGGTTCCGGCAATACGACGCTGTTTTCCAACATCGCCAATAATGCGGTTCGGAATATTCCTCAGCAGTGGTTGTCCATGTTTACGGGTCTCGGCAATACGCCATCGTTTGCCGGAACGGCACGAAGCATGATCGGCAAGGTGCCCACCTATCATTCCACGACGTTGAATGCGATGGGCAACGCTTTGGATGTCGCGTCGAACCTGCTATCCACTCTGCGGTCAATCGCTGGTCGCACATGGACGGCTTTCATCGACACGATATCCGGGGGTGGCGGTCATGCTACCGGTGGTCGTATCTATGGTCCCGGTACTTCCACTTCCGATTCGATTCCGGCGATGCTGTCCAATGGTGAGATGGTGCTTCGTGCCGCAGCCGTCAAGAAGATTGACGCCTTGTATGGCAGGAGTTTCCTGAACACGTTGAACGCGGTCGGCAGTGTGGAGAAAGCCATGCAACCGTCCGCGTTCGCGTTGAACGCTCGCAGGAAGTCTCAGGCGTATGCGACCGGTGGCCGCGTATCCACGGCGAACGGCTCGTGGAATGTCGAAGTCAACCCGGTGATAAAGGTCGAACTTCCCGCGAATACGGGGAACACGACGAACAACACGGTGACTATCAACGGCGTGGAGTCCTCCGACCGGAGGATAGCCGACGCGGTGGAAACCCTTGTCGCTTCCGCCACCCGGAAACGCAACATGCGTCCGCGCTGACCGTCAGAGAACCGTTGCAAGCCAGTTTGTTTCAGCTTGCAACGGTTTCCTCCTGTTTCCTAACATCGTCAAGAAAGGTTTGTCATGGTTGAAGGTGCCGGCAATATCATCGGCGGCGGCTGGCGTTGCTGCGTACAAGCCGATATCGTCTCGCAGAACGCGACACAGGCCGTCATAGGCGTGCACATCATCTACCGTCGCACCGACCCGTCGCGCTGGGTGGCGTCCGATGCCGTGTCCGGTGGCGCTTGGGTCAATGGCGTGAGCACGAGCACGAACACGGTGAACTTCGGCTACCGGTCCTTCAACGGCGACGTGGATTTACACACCCAGCAAGTGACCGTCACGAAGCAGGAGTCCGCGCAGACGTTCTCCTGCCGCGCGTTCCTGAACATCCCATATGGTTTGCCGGGACGGTCGGAAGCGCATGTGAACCTCACGGTTCCCGGCATCACGTATGCGAAACCGAACCCGCCGAAGAACGTATCATGGACGCGGGTCAATGATTCAAGCGTGAAGGCCGCATGGCAGTCGAACTATGATAATGCGGCGCGAAAATATTGGAAGCAGATCTACGCAGACCAGTGCGTCGGCTTGAACGGCGGCACACAAGGCGCGTGGGGTCTGGTCAAGGCGTTGAACTGGGACGCCTTGAACTATTCGTACACGGGGTTGAAGGCGAACGCCCGATACCAGTTCCGTGTCGCGGCCCAGAACCCTGGCGGAGTGTCCGACCATGTGTACTCGGGCTACATCTACACGACGCCGGCCGCCCCCGTGGCGGTGAACGCGGTGAAACTGTCCGAACAGTCCGTGCGCGTGACCGTGGATGCGTCGAAATCGTATGTGTATGGCATCAGACTGCGGCGCAGGGTGAACGGCGGCGAATGGGCCGACATAACCGGAGGCACCCCCGGTGCGACGGCCGAAGGCTGGCTTCCCGACATAAACGGAATCCAGAACGTCACGTGGACCGACACCGCAGCTCCTGCGGGCCAAGTCCAGTACGCGGCGTTAGTGGGAAGACCTGTCTACGGCGATGACAACTCCAAGACCACGCTCTTCTCCGACTGGACGTACAGCAACACTATCCAGACGGCCGTGGCCCCTTCCGCGCCGACGATTCTGAACCCGACGCAGAACGGCGCGTATGTTGTCAATCAGCCGATGACGGTCGCTTGGAAACCGAATCATCCTGACGGTTCCGCCCAATCCGCCGCGCAGGTGGAGGTCACCGACCCCTCGGACGTTACGGTCATCGAAGAGCAGACCACGAACACCAGTTATCAGCGCACGCCCAAAAGCTGCGGCTCGTATAGGATTCGCGTGCGCACCAAGGGTATCCACGCCGACTGGGGCGCATGGTCGAACTACGTGACCTTCACGGTCGCGAAATATCCGAACATCAGCATCAACAAGCCTTCCGGCACCATTACGGCGACACCGTTCACCGTGGCGTGGGCCGTGGCGGACGATACGGGCGTCAGCTCGCAGACGCTCATCATCCAGTCGGACGGCGTGGAGAAATACCGGAAGACGATGGACGGTTCCACGCGAAGCCTGAGCATCGGCGCAAGCCAGTATCTGCCGAACAACAATTCGACGTTGACCATCACGCTCGTGGTGCGCGGCGGTTCCGGCTTGGAATCCAGCACGAGCGTCGTGAGGGACGTGGACTGGCCGGACCCGGCCGAGCCGATGGCCGCGATAGAGTCGAACAATGATTACGCGGCGTTGGTCATCGTGTCGTTCGGCGTGCCGGAGGAAGGCCAGTCGGAGACGGTCAGCGCATCCGTCATCCGTGTCATGCCTGACGGTTCGGAGGTGCTTATCGCCTCGAACCTGTTGGACCAGCAGTTGGCCGTGGACCCCATTCCCCCGTTGAACACCGACTTCCATTACAGGGTGGTCGCGTATTCGGCTATGGGCACGACCATCGCACGCATGGTGGACGCGCGCATCGAATCCGGGTTCGGAGTGTTGAACTTCGGCACGGATGCGGGTCAGACGTTATTGCTCGGCTATAACAACACGGTGTCTCATAAGCGTTCCCATTCGACCAGCGAGTTTCATTTCGCGCGGGGCGACGGGGCGAATGCTCTGCCTTCCAGCTACGAATTGGACCAGTTGGATTCCACGGTGAGCGTCACCGGCGTATGGGAGTGGGACCAAGCGTTGTGGCTGCGGATACTCTCGTTGGCTGACGGATACCCTTACGCATGGTATCGGGAGCCTTCCGGCCTGCGTGTCTACGTGAAGGCGGAACAGTCCGTGAGCGTTGACATCGCGGACAAGAAGAACATCAGCTATTCCGCCGACCTAACCCAATTGACATGGGAGGAGCCCGTCCTATGAGTGATTGGAGCAAGCCTTTCAAGGTCGCCTACCGTGTGATGCGAGTCAACAGGAACACGGGTTTGGAGACCGGACGGTTGGATTGGGTGATATCCGGGGGCAGCATCGAACGCAACCAGGACACCAATATCTGCGAATCCGGTTCCCTGACCGTGGAGGGGGCGACCGACCTGGGCACCGACCGGCTACGGATATGGGCCGACTGCACGTGGCATGACGGTTCCACGGCAAGTGTGCCGTTGGGCACGTTCCTTCCCAACATCCCCAAGCGCAGCGTGAACGGCAAGGAATCTTCCAGCCAACTGGATTTGTACGGGCTGCTGCAAGAAGTCGATGACGACATGTTCGAGTCGCCGATAACGATAGGCAAGGGCAAGAAGGCCGTGACCGCCGCCGCCGACATCCTCAAGGGATGCGGGCTTCAGGTCGCGGCCTACAATCCCGGCAATTACACGCTGAAGGATAATTGGACGTTCGGTTTGAGGTCCGATAAGGACAAGGACAAGGGCAGCACCAAGCTTGACGCGGTGAACGATCTCTTGGATTTGGCCGGATACTCCAGTGCGAGAACCGACGAGTACGGGCGCGTCATATTGGAGAAGTATGTGGAGCCGGGCAAACGCCAGCCGAAATGGACGTTTCAGGAGGGTGCGAACGCCACGTTCCTCACCACCATGACCGACGAACGCGACCTGCGTGAGGTGGCGAACGTGGTGAAGGTCACCTACTACAACACGGACAAGGAATACGTTTCGACCGCGATTGACGATGACCCGGCTTCGGAGTTCAGCACTGTCAGCCGTGGCCGCAGGGTGGCTCACGCCTACGAGTATTCCAGCATCCCCGACGAGGTGACTACCGACGAGCAAGGCAGGAAACTCGCCTCGGACAAGGCGTTGGAACTGCTACGCACCGAACAATCCGTGATTCACAGGGTCACGTTCACGCACGTGTACGCTCCTTTGAATCTGACCGACGTGGTGGACTTGGAGTATCCGACCGGCTCGGTTTCCGGCAGGTTTGCGATACGCGCGCAGAATATCACTTTGGAGGCCGGTATTCCCATCGAATGCGAGGCCCGTACCTTCCAGCGTCCAAGCGAACCAACAACAGTGAAGGCATAAATGCAGTCGAACCTGATAAGGGCCGGCAATCGTCTGGCCGAAATCATGCCCTCCCAAGTGGGGGCGGAAGCCACCATCACGCGCATCGGCACCATCAACACGGTGTACGACACAGGAGGGTATTGGACCGCTGACGTGGATATGAGCGGCGGCACGCTCATGGGATTGCAGATGACCACGGATTGTGTGGGAGCCCGAGCCGGTGACAGGTGCGTGGTGGAAACCTACGCGAAAGTCGCCATCGTCACCGGCATCCTTGCGCGTCCGGGGTGCGGATGCTCCCCCTTGTTTGAGTGGTCGAGCACGTGGAGTGGTACCCCTGGGACTGAGCCTGAGAGTGGTTATCTTGAGAAGACTGCGACTGTTACTTGCGGGGGGCTTATCCTGTGCGAGGTTGCGGCCGCGATCAGCGGTACCGGCGAATACAGTATGGCGTTCGACTTCTTGGACGCGAACGGTGAGCGTAAAGCGTATTGGTGTTCCACGTCGCCGCAGAAGAACGGCGGCACGTTGAGGTGGGTTGCTTCCGGTTCTGTGCGGTTGCCTTACGGCTCGTACACGGTGAAGCTCACGACGTTTCATTGGGGCACGGTTTCCATTGTCGGCAATGATTCGTCTGGTAATAGTCTGCGTTGGCGTGACGCATCGTTAGGGGTTGAAGGTGTTTCGCGTTATGCGCGGTTGCGTATGGCGTGAAGTGGACGTGTCCCGCCTTGCCGTTTGTTGTAAGCATAATACGTAACGCCTGACGATAGTCAGTTGACTTAGCCTCACACCATATCGTGTGGGGCTTTCCCATATTCGAAAGGACACTGAATGTCCCCTTTTCATGACCTGTTTTCAAGCGCCGAGTTTTGGAGCGCGTTGATTCTCGCGCTCCTCGGCGGTGGCGGCATCGGCGGACTGGTCGGCGCGTGGTCGAACAGCAGGAAAACCGAGGCCGATATCGACGGCATCACCGCCGACGCGGCCGACAAGGCCGTGAAGATTCTCACGGAAAGCATCATCGACCCGTTGCGTGAGCAGGTCGCTTTTCAGGAGACCCAAATCCAGCATTTGGAGGAGGTGCAACGCAAGTATTTCAAGATCGTGGTCTATGTGCGTGGCCTGTTCCATTGGCTGCAATCGTTCTGCGAAGTGACGGAACCCGAGTTTTTGAAACGTCATCCCAAGCCATCGCTGCCGGACGAGCTTCGCCCGGACGTGGCCCCCGAAACAATCGAATCCAATAAGGAGGAACAGTAATGACCCAAATCCATATTTCCATTAGGAAGCCGAAGACGGGCGGCTTGGACCCTGTGACCGGTACGCTGCGGTTCCGCCCGGTGCGTCGTCATTTCGACGCGGAAGGGAATCTTGTCATCGCGGCCTCGTTTGACGCGGACCTGTCCGAAAGCGGCGAGCTGACGGTTGACCTGCTGCCCACGACTAGCGCGTTTGTTTGGCAGGTCATCGAGTTGGCGGACACGCCGCAGGCGTACACGCGCTACGTCGAGGTGCCGGACTCCACCCACGTGGTCGCATACGCGGACCTCGTGGAAGTGGACGCCGGCACGTTCGTCCCGAAGGATATGGCCGGCTCCCAACTGTTGAAGGTTCGCCACGCTTCCACCCAGTCGGAGGCGGAGACACTTTCCGCACAATACCCGGACGAGCTGGTGTTCTTCGACGAAATCGCCACGACCGCGAAGGCCGCTGCGGCCTTGAGCACGCTGGAGTCCATCACGGCCGAAGCTCAAACGAACGCCATGCTGGCGAAGAACGCCATGCTGAGCGCCCGGTCCTCCGCGGATTCCGCGACCGCCACCCAGTCCGACCTGAGCAGTCTCGCGTCGAACGCCAGTATGGCGGCGGCTAGCGTCGCCAACGATTCGCAGACCGTGGCCGACACCGCTTCCATGGTCGCGGCGAAGGGCGAGACGGCCATCGCCGCCATCGATTCGACGGTGCGGGCGGTCAAGGACAAGGCCGAGAGCGCTTCCGCCGAACTGCCTTCCGCCGGCACCCCTGAAGGCACCACGGAGGAAACCGGCAAGGACTCCACCGGGGAAACGCCGACCGGAACCGTGTCGGAGGAGCCCGCAGCCAAGGCCGTGAAAGCCAAGGCCAAGAAGGTTACCGTGAAGGAGGCCTGACCATGCCAGCCTTTTACGCCGGCAAACGTGTCGGCAAACCATTATTGAACGGCCACACGTACAACGCCCTATTCAACGGCAAACTCGTATGGCCGCTGGACAAGGACACGGTGGTCTCCATCGAGATCACGGATGATAAGGGCAAGCCGCTGCCCAAGTCGCTGGCCGTGTCCGGCACTTTGAAACTGGGGGCGAAGGCCACGTATGCGGACGGTCATGTTGGCGACCTGCTGACCACCAAGAACGTGACGTTCACAAGCCGGGACACTTCCACCGCCACGGTTTCGGGCAACACGCCCACGTGGCGGCATGGCGGCACGATTCTCGTCACGGCCACTGTCAACGGTTTCACCAGCGCCGCCGCGTCGATCGCCTCCGCCTACGCGCCCGAGTCCATCAAGGTCACGGACGATTCCGGCAAGACCATCGACAACATCACCCTGCGTGTGGGCGAGGAAAAGTACCTCAAGGTGCGTGTCCTGCCCACGGAAGCGTCGCAGGGATTCACCGCCGTGGCCGCGAATCCGACAGTCGCCAGCGTTGGCGCGCCGACGCCGAAGACCATCGCCGTCACGCCGGACAGTCTGACCCTGAGGGTCGGCGAATCCGGCACGCTGTCCGTGCTCGTAGGCCCAGACGGAGCCTCGCAGGAGTACACGGCAGATAT